GTGCAGGGATCATAAGTACACCAAACCACCCCACATAGAGGCGGTTATCGGTACTTGTAGTCCAGTCACAGAAACGCTGCCAATTGTTATTTGGTTTTGTTAGTGTGGCTGTAGTCATTTATTTAGAAAGAGTATTTAGCACCCAATTTAGTGCCATAAGTATTGTCGGCATCTTCTACATTAGCAAAAGATACTTCACCGTAGAGACCTAGCTTCTCACTAGCAGAGATAGAACCTCCGAATTTACCAGAGAAGTCAGAGTCAGCGTCAGCACCATCAACAGCGTTGATAGTTTTTCCGCCTTGTACATACCAGTCTACGATACCAGCTGTATTTTCATAACCTATATGTAGGTCAGTAGCTCTAGAGGTATAGTCAGAACCAGTATAGTTAGCGTTAGTTTCAACGTTAACATAAGGTCCAGCTATAGCAGGAACTGAGAAAAGAGTTGCTGCAAGAGCGAGTGTAATTTTTTTCATTAAAATATTCCAGGGATAATTTGTCCAGTCGTGGCGTACGCTCCGAGAGCGGATATGATACCTATCATAGCCCAACGGCCATTCTGTACTTCTGCGTTCTCGTTCATAGTATATTCAATAGGAGGTTGAATTGCGATAACTTCTGTATCGTTCATTAAAAATTTAATAAGTTAACAGCGGCGAGGACGATAGTTCGGGTCGCCACGTAACTTTATGCTTTGTGTAATTTAACTCCTATCTTATGCCAAAGTTTTTTTTCTTCATTAGTAAGATTTTTATCCTTAGATAATTCCATCCATCTATCAAATATATTACCTATACCTTCTCTTTTAAATGAATCAGACATATTAGCAATCTTCAAACCATAATTATCACTATGTTCATGTGGAAATGGTGCATAAGGGTTTTCCTCATACTGTAAGCGTTGTAGTTGGTAGCTTTCTTCTTCATCTCTAGTTGCTGGTCTAAGAGTACCATCTCTTTTCGGATCAATCATTAATACACCATCAGTTCGATAGCTGAACTTATCTCTAATATCCTCTTGCCCAGGACCATGAGATATCTGTAAATTGTGACCATCAGGTGCACCTGGTAATGGTCTACTATATATATCTTCTGGATCTACTGGTACTTTCACTGGACCACTAGGAGGATTTCTTTTTTGTATTTTAGCTAGTTTTGGTATATGAGGATACCCTGGGGGAACACCTGGGACTTCATCAGGATTAGGAGGTCTATAAGGACCATCTTCTCCAGGTTTATTTCCTCCTCCTCCACCATTTATAAGTAAAGATGCTTCAGCTGCATTAAGTAATTGATCTGCTTTTAATCTATTTTTTTCTTGTTCTTTAAAAGTTAAGTTTGTTGCCATGGTCAGAAGTTAACGTCAGAGCGTTCTAGTTTTTGCATTATATCTTGACGATATGCAGGATCATTTTCATAACGTGGGTCACTCATAGCTTTAACAACTTCTGCTTGACTACGAAATACATCACCACTGGATGTAGGTGGCTTACCTGTTACCATCTTACCTTCTACTCCTCTAGCATCATCATATCTATATGCTAAAGATCTTACAGCAAAGAAAGCAGCTAGTGGATCACCACGTTCCATTACAGCATCAAACATATTTATTTCTTGCTCATTTAGATTTTGTTGAGCCCATTGTAGCATGTTTGAATATTCTTTATCCCCACCAGCTATAGCTTTAATCTGAGTAACATCTTCTTGAGACATTTCTTGTGGCTTAGCTTGGTTCTTCTCTGCATTTTGTCTGTATTGTAGATGCATAGTAGCTAGATCACCTGGGTCCATACCCTTTAATTGATCTAATGTTTCTTTACTATACTTCTCACCAGTAGTAGCTTCTTCCCATAACTTATCTAAGATATTAGATTCAGCAGGTGCATCTTCTTTCTTTTCATCCTTAGCCTCAGTGTCAGCTTCAGCTTCAGGTTGATCTTCAGTAGATGCTTCTCCTTTATCTTCACCTAATTTTTTAGAGAGTTCTACATAAGCCTTCTCTAATTCTTGAGCATCTTTATATTTACCAGCAAGTAATTGATCTTGCTGTGCTTGTAGTTCTTCTCCAACTTGTAGAGAATCCTGCTCTTCAGCACTAAGATTCTCTACGGTTGTAGTTTCTACATTATTTTCAAACGTTAATGTTTCTGCCATTATACTTCAGGTGGTGGTATTGGTGGGCCAGCTCCTTCTTCTGGAACTAGTTGTGGATTCTTTGATGGATCTAACATTGGAGCCTTTAACATATTAGGTGTTTGCTTCATTGCTTCCATCTCAGCAGCTTGTTGTTGTTCCTGCTGTTCTTTTTGCTGTACTTCTTGCATACTCTTAACTAGGTTTAGAACATCTATACCTTGAGCTGCTGCAAGTCTCTTAACTACTTCTTCAGGATTAATGTATTGTTGGATAGCTTCTGGTCCCATCGTCTGTGCAATAGTCGTAAGGAATTGACCGAGAGCTTGAACATCTTGTCCACGCCCAAGTGAATTAATACCAGCAACAATAATAGGTTTAACCATACCTTTCGGTATCTTTGGTATTTCACCTGTCTTTTGGAATACATTAAGTTTTCTATTTAGATATGGTACTAGGAATTCTACAGTAAGTAGTCCGAATAGACCACCAAGCTGTTGTTCTAGTTCCATCTGTGTCATTCTTACTTCTTCAGCAGTAGTACGTTCTGACTGTCTAACTGAAAGTATCAAGAAAGCCTCATTTAATCTCTTCTCTAACTGACCCATTAACTGATAAGCAGTTTGGAAGTCAGCAGTTTTCCCTACTTGTACTACACCGATATCATCTGGTCGTCCTTGAACGATCGCTCCGTTACCTGCAGTCGCCAGTGTCTGGGGTTTAGTAGTGCTTGAGGGTGATACTACAAAAACAACTTTAGCAGCTGCTGCAGACCCTTCTACGAGTGCCTGAGACAACGCTTCAAGTGACTTGAGATCTCCTATAAACTGACCTACTCTACCACGCCCGTAAGCTTCTCCATCTACTGTATTAAACCTCAGCGGTAGCCATGGTGTAGCATCTACTGGTGCTTTACTTATAGACTTATCTATAATGTGACCATATACTTCTTGATGCCATAATAATCTGTTGTTGTCTCGTGTGACATGAGTATACACATCGCATTCTTCTGCTTCATGCGGCTCATCTTCAACAACACTTTCATAATTGAAATCTTCGGGTAGAAATTGTTCTATTAATTTTTTGTTGATACGTTCTTTAGTAACTATTTCAATCACTTGACCGTTTCCATCTCGTTCTATCACGTAGCGATTCAACGGAAATAATTTCAGACCTGTTTTACCCATAAAGATTAAAGCATTACCACCTACAACTAGATGTTGTAATGCTTGGTGTATTACTACACGATCATCTGATGCTGCGATAGCATCTAAGATGGTACGTTCAATCTTTGCAAAGGATAAGTCAAGTTCTGACTTTATCTCTGGTGGAAACTCTTGTCCTAATTGTGACTCATCTACTTGTAGCTTAAAGAAGCTGGTCTGTGGAGGGACTAGTGATAGTGATAGCTTTGAAGCTAATGCCACTACTCCCTTCGCACCAACGCTTTGCCACGGAGTCTTTAATTGTTTCATACCTTTAGAGTACTCTTCATGTCCTCTAATTAGATATGGTAAGGTGAGTTTCGATGCGTCTTCCGCTTCGGTTAGAAATTGTGTACGGTCACTAGCTAAATAGTCATAACGTTCTTTTGCTGTTGCCATTGTTATATATTAAGTGAAGTATTCTTCAAGTTCGTACCACCTCTACCCCAGAATTTCCTAGTAGATAATTGGTCTCCTCTTCTTTCTCCTGATCTATTAATTTTTACTCCTTGTGCAACTGGGTTATAATCTGTACCCCATGCATTCTGTCGTTGCTGTGCTTGTTGCTGTGCTTGTTGGTTAGCTACGTGTGATGCTAAAGATGAACTCAGACCTGATATTTGTGATTGATAACCACTAGCTTGTTTATCCCAAGCAGCTTGTTGTGAAGTCTGTTGTTGATTCCAAGCAGCTAATTGATTAGCTTGTTGCTTATTCCATGCATCTATTGTTTGATTCCATGCAGCAGAATTTACACCACCAGTTGGTTGAGCTGTTCCAGATACATCTAATAATTTAGGTAAAGTTGAAGTTGAAGCTGACCCTGTTGTAGTTGTCTTAGGTGGTTCTGGTTGATTCCATGTACCTTTATGCCAATCACTAGCATCTAAAATCTGTTGTAAGTTTGAGTATCTATTTATACCCATACCTTTAGCAGCTGATCCATAATAGTAATCATTAGGATCATTATACCTATCAAAATCTAAAACTTCAGATGCCCATCTAGATCCATATGGTCTAGCACTATCATCGTCAATATCTGGTGAAAAATTTGGATCATAAGAACGTACTCTACCTGTAGTCAGATCTTTACCAGGTCTCCAACCGTATGCTTCAGGTTGATTCATCTTCCAGCGTAGGTCATCCCATGAATGGCTTGGACCTCCACCTAATCCATCTTGACCCATCAAACTAGGACTAAAAGGTGATGCTACCCACTTAGTTCTCCAAGGTTGATCAGCAGGAGCTTGGTCTGGTAATAAGAATTGCTTTCTATTCCATGCCTGGTTTGTAGGCATCCAACCTACACCATGTAATGGACTTGTTTTATATGGAGTTGCTTCGTATTGTTGGTTCCAATAATCTTGTCTTATATCTTTTACATCACCAGCCCATACTTGACTCCAATCCATACGCCCAGGAGCACTAGGACTTTTACCAGGACCAAATTGTAATGCATCTCTATTGAAGCGATGCGTCTGAAGCATATGGTCGAAATCATTCCACTTATCTTTACCTAATTGTGCATCAGTATATTTTGGAGGAGCAGGGGCAGCAGCATCTCCTCCTGTATATGTATAATTACCCATGTGTGAGTATCTAAATCCCGGTGGCGGACTACCAGGATTCCAAGTATTTTTCTTACCATATTTTGCTTCCGCCTGTTCGAACGCTTGTCTTGCATCCATTAGTTATCCTCCTCTATTCTATTACGATACCATTCAATGACGGATCGTTGTCCTGCTTTATACATAATACTTGATAGCTCCTCTTTAGGATGTGGGTTAACTGGTGGGAATCTATCCTCCAGTTCTAAGAGGATCGAATTTAAATTTGGCCCAAGCAAAGGCTCAAGCGTATTGGGGTAGGTTGACATTGCTATGTTCAAAGAATGCTGGCATACGAGCTGATTTGGTGTCAGAAAGTTGTGGGGCTATACCCTCATACATTAACCGATCACTAGAATCCAGCCAAAAATTTTTGTCCAAATATTTATCGCTAGTATTTATACTTAGTGGCTGCATTATCCAATTGATAGTGGCCTTCCTAAGTTTATCCAAAGAAGCAGAAGGGCGTAAACCCAACTCATGACAAACAAGGCTATTACTTGCGACGTGGATTTGTTCGTCTCTTGAGATATCTGCCGCCACTGTCCTAATAGCAGGATCGCCATTAAACCGAAAGAAAGGGAGTAAAACAAAGAAGATTGCTCTCTCCACGACGAGAGCTTTGGTAATAGTGTGATCAGGGTGTTCCATCCATGCATCACGTAACCTCAAAGCCTCTCTCTCTGACTGTGAATCAGCCCCATGGGCGTCAATAATGTAGCCAAGTGCCAAATCATGTTTGATCTCGTCTTTAACGTTAGATTCAAGAAGTGCCCTAGCGTTGTCGGGTACTTCTTTTTCAAGTCCTTCTTGTATAAATTCTCCCACTGGTAGCTCCAAATGACGTATTGCCAGAGCACGGAAGATGGTTTCTTCAGCACCTTCTTTTAGTTCTCCTTTTGTAGGTTTTACAGGGGTCCAAGTTCTTTTTCTATTTAATAATTTTTCGTAGGGATGTGTTCTCATTGTTGACAATCGCAGTTTATTTCGGATTCATCAACTTTATCATTCAGTATATCTTTTAAGTAATCGTCAACGTCAGATTGGTCTAAGGCAGCGTATGCACTAGATTTGTCCTGAACATCGCCCATTACTTGAAGGCTGTAATAAAGTGATGTTTGGGGGCTGTCTAGCCACTCTTCGATGAACTGTTCGTCATATTCTACAACATCACTCCATGAGTTAAAGCTGTAGCCGTGAAGAAGACCCGTATTATTGAGCATTATCATTATGTTGTCCGTTACACGTTTATAAACGTCCCAACCAACTTCTGAGGCGATCTCAACTTCGCCATATTCATATGTTTGTACTCCAAAAGTACCACTGTCTCTATCAACAGAAACACTTATAGGAGGTGCTATTTCAGGTGTAGCTGTAAATCCATCTAAACCTTTACTTCTGTAACTACAGGAAGCTGTAGGAGCTATAGCAAAAGCTCTTACCATATCATTTCTCTTAGCTATATACGCTGCATTTTCTATACCATCATGTAAGGCATACGCTATATGTGTAGCAGTATTATCTTTAAATGATTTCTTTTGATTTACTGCTTCTAATGCATCAGCAAAATCAGCATATGTTACTCCGTTTTGTCTGAGGAGGTTGGCCAATCCGAGCATTCCCAGCCCGACTTGCCTATCTGTCTCCGAGGGTAAGTACTCTCCAGACCCTCCAACACCTGTTCGGCTATGAAGATCGCACAACTGGGACATACCTTGAGCGAAAGCTTTCTCGATATCTCCGATTCTACAGGCAGAC